TGCTGCGCCGCGAGGTGCAGGCGCTCGAGGCCATCGCGGGGTGGCTGGAGCGCCTCGTGCGCGAGGGGGGGCGGCGATGAGGGCGCGCAAAAACAGAGGGGAGGACGACTCATGAGCGACAGCGCGAAGCGCCGCCCCGGGCGGCCGCCAAACCCCATTCCCTCGGAGACGGTGCGGGCGCGTTGCCCGCAGCCCCTCGCCCGCGCCGTGCGCGAGGCTGCAGACAGGCTCGGACTCACCACCTCCGACGCCGTGCGCGAGGCGCTGGCGCAGTGGCTCGAGGCGCAGCGCGAGAAGGACGAGGAGGTGGCGTCGTGAATGGAGAGTGGAAGGGCGTGCCTTGGGAGGAGTACGCGAAGAAGAAGGGCTACAGGGCGTACGCCGCAAAGGTGGATGGTGACTGCGTCGCCATCAAGTGGGCAGACGACTACGGCGGCGGCACTCTGCTCGCATACCCATGGGACGGCGCCCTGCGTGTCGAGTGCCTCGGCGCTCGGCCTCGGGACATGCTGCGCATCATCGCGGATGCCGTCGCGAGTGGACTCATCTAACTGACGCCAACACACTCACGCTGTGCTTGACTTCGCCCCGCTGGCCACACGGCTGGCGGGGCGTCGTCGTCTCTGGTACGACTCTGGCCATGGACGCCGAAACCACCCTCCGTGCGCTGGAGTGGGCGCAGCGCCTGGAGTTGCACGGCCGCAGCGCCGTCGTGCACCTCGAGCCTCGCGACTGTGCCGAGGTGGCTGCACTTCTGCGCGCGCTGGTAGGTGAGGTGCAGCGCGGGAGGTAGCGCGTGGCGGCAAGACGGGGCGACAAGCGCAAGCAGCAGACGCAGAGGCTGGAGTACGTCGACATCGACTCGCTGCCTGCTGCAGAAAGAAACCCGAAGAGGCACGCACTCGACGCACTGGCGCAGTCCATTCGGCGCTTCGGCTTCGCGGACGCCGTCATCGTCGACGGCCGCACCGGGAGGCTGGTGTCTGGACACGGCAGAGTCGAGGCGCTGCGTGCCATGCGCGACGGTGGAGAGTCTCCGCCAGCCGGCGTGCGAGTTGAGGGTGGAAGGTGGCTCGTCCCGGCACAGACTGGCTGGGCCTCGAAGGACGACAGGGAGGCCGAGGCGTTTCTCGTGGCCGCCAACCGCCTCGTCGAAGCCGGAGGGTGGGACGAAGCGCAGCTCGAAGCACTGCTTCGCGACATTGCGCGAGAGTCGTCACTGGACGGGCTTGGGTTGGACGCCGACGTTGTCGAAGAGTTGCTGCGCGAGACTGGAGACGCCACCGCCGACGACGGCCACGAGTACACGCACAAGGTGGAGTCTCCGGTGTACGTGCCGTCCGGGCCGTGTCCTGACGTGTCAGAGTTGTTTGACGCCTCGAAGGCGCGGCAACTGGAGAGCCGCATCCTGTCGACGGAAGGGTTGTCTGAGGACGTCAAAAGGTTTCTGCTGGCCGCTGCGCAGCGGCACGTGCGCTTCAGCTACCAGGCTATCGCAGAGTTTTACGCGCACGCGACGCCAGAGGTGCAGCGCCTCATGGAGGAGAGCGCACTCGTCATCGTCGACTTCCGTGGCGCCATTGAGAATGGATTCGTCAAGTTGACGAAGACACTGGCGGAGTTGGTGGATGACGCTACCAGGTGACTTCTGTGCTTTCATTCTGACGCACCGCAGGCCTGACAGGGTGCTGACGTACAAGACGTTGCGCAGCGCCGGCTACACTGGGCCAATCCGGCTGCTGGTGGACGACGAGGACGAGACGCTGCTGGAGTACCGAAACAGGTACGGAGAGGAGGTTGTCGTCTTCAGCAAGGCCGAGGCATCGCGCCTGTTTGACGTCTGCGACAACTTTGCAGGCCGGCGTGGGGTGGTGTACGCGCGCAACGCATGCTTCGATGTTGCCGAGTCGCTGGGCTTTCGAGAGTTCGTCCAGCTGGACGACGACTACACGAAGTTCGAGTTTCGCTTTGACTCGCGTCTGAATTACACATGGGACAAGGTGCAGCGCCGGTTGGATGACGTCTTTGCGGCACTTGTGCAGTTTCGCAGGGAGTCTGGCGCAGCATGTGTCGCCGTGGCGCAGTGCGGAGACTTTGTCGGAGGGAGCGAGTCGTCAAAAGCGAAGTCTGTCCAGTGCTGGCGCAAAATCATGAATGTCATGTTTTGCGGCACGGACAGCAGGTTTCGGTTTCCGGGGCGCATCAACGAGGATGTCAATGCGTATGTGTCAGAAGCAGTGAGTGGAGGGCTGTTTTTGACGACGAATCAGTTGACGGTGCAGCAGGTGCTGACTCAGCAAAATGCGGGCGGCATGACTGAGTTGTACCTTGACGCTGGCACATACGTGAAGTCGTTTTACTCGGTGTTGTTGCGCCCAGACTGCGTCCGCGTCTCTGTGCTGCAGAGTGACAGGCCGCGCATCCACCACATCATTTCGTGGCAGCATGCCGTGCCGTGCATCGTGCCGGAGGCGGTGCGGAAGCCACTCGCGTGAGTAGTGCCGTCTGCTGCATACTGGGGCCATGGCAGCGAAGCGAGGAAGAGGGCGTCCGACGAAGCTGACGCCGGAACTCATCGAGAGGGTGGCGCGCGTCGTCCGCGTGGGCAACTACCTCGACACCGCTGCGCGCTACTGCGGCATCTCCAAGGGCGACTTCTACAACTGGCTGAAGCGCGGGCACGCACAGAAGCGCGGCATCTACAGGGATTTTTTGAACGCGCTGGAGGAAGCACAGGCTGCGGCCGACGTGAGAGACCACGCGTACATCGCCGAGGCAGCGAAGAAGGACTGGCGCGCAGCGGCAGAGCACCTCCGCCTGCGCAACCAGGCGCGCTATGGCTCGCGGCGGCTCGAGGTGTCTGGCCCCGAGGGCAAGCCGGTGCAGGTGGAGGCGTCGACGACTGCGGCGCTGTTGGACCTCTTCACGCGACTGGCCGGCCAGGACGACAGCGAGAAAGAGTAGGCCGCCGCCGTGGGGCAGTCACTCCTCGAAAGGGCCGTCAAGCGCTTCGGCCCCCAGCGGCTGCTGGAGATGTTGGATGCCGACATGCGCGCTGCACTGCCTTATGCGTGGCGCGTCATCGCGCGCCCGGAGCAGTTGCCGCCCGAGGGAGACTGGCGCTGGTGGCTGGTGAAGTCGGGGCGCGGATGGGGGAAGACGCGAGCTGGTGCAGAGTGGGTGAGGGAGAAGGCGCGCGCCATGCCCGGAAGCATCGGTGCCATCGTCGGGCAGACACCGGAGGACGTGCGCGGCATCCAGATTGAGGGCCCCGCCGGCATCCTCTCCATCTCGCCACCGTACGAGAGGCCGGCGTGGGAGCCATCGAAGGGGTTGTTGACGTGGCCCAACGGCACGCAGGCGCGCGTCTACTCCGGCGCCAACCCCAACGAATTCCGTGGCCCACAGTTTCACTGGCTGTGGGCGGACGAGTTGGCAAAGTGGCCGCGCGCCCAAGAGGCCTTCGACAACTTCAACTTCGGGCTGCGTCTCGAGTTTCGCGGCGGAGTGCAGCCGCAGGGGTTGGTGACGACGACTCCGCGCCCCATTCGCGTCATCCGTGAGTTGATGTCCAACCCTCGCTGTGTCGTCACCAGCGGCTCGACGTACGAGAATGCGGCCAACCTCGCCGCGTCCTTCCTCGACGAGGTGCGCGGTGCCTACGAGGGCACGCGCCTTGGCCGGCAGGAGTTGTACGGCGAGGTGCTGGACGACGTGCCGGGTGCGCTGTGGACGCGCGCCATGCTGGACGCACCAGGTTTCCGCGTCTCGCGCGCGGCTGACAGAAGCGCCTTCGACTTGGTGGTGGTGGCCATCGACCCTGCGGCCAGCAACACAGAGAGCAGCGACGAGACGGGCATCATCGTGGTGGGGTGCTACGAGTTCCGCGGCGTGCGTCGCTTCCACGTCCTTGCCGACGCGAGCATCTACGGCTCGCCCGGAGAGCGCGCTGCAGCGGCCATTGCTGCCTTCGACAGGTTCGAGGCAGACCGCTTCGTCGTCGAGGTGAACAACGGTGGCGACTGGGTGTCTGCCGTGCTGCAGGGGCAATGGGACGCCATGGGTAGGGCCGGCGCGGCGCCCGTCGAAATGGTGACGGCGACTCGGGGGAAGCGCGTGCGCGCGGAGCCCGTCGCTGCCCTCTACGAGCAGGGGCGCGTGACGCACGAGCCTGGGCTGGACGTCCTGGAGGACCAGCTTGTGACGTGGAGTCCGCTGCTTGTCGACAGGAGTCCCGACAGGCTGGATGCGTTGGTATGGGGGGTGACGTGGCTCTCGGCGGGGCGAAAGCTGGTGCTGACGTAGCGGCGCAGCTGCGTCCGTGGCACTCTGGCGGGCATGAGTTTCTTCGCGCGCCTCAAGTCGTGGTTTGCCGGTGGCAGTGCGCAGCCGTCTGGACTTCTCGCCAGCATCCTCCAGTCGGGGATGGCCCCGCGCCGCGGTAGCCTCCAGCTGCTCCAGGCCTACCGGACGAGCCCGTGGCTCCACGCCGTCGTCCACAAAATCGCCTACGAGGTGGCGAGCGTCGAGTTGTCGCTGTACCGCAGGGTGGCGGCGTCAGAGTCCTCGACGAAGGCGCGCCGCCGGACGCGAGCTGCTGGCGACATCGGTAACGCCGTCGAGGTAGAGAAGCACGAGGCGTTGGACCTCCTGCGCCGGCCCAACCCCGTCATGACAGGCAGCGTGCTGCGGTACCTCGTGGCCGCGTACCTCGACGTGAAGGGCGAGGCGGTGCTGGTGGTGGAGCGCAACGCTGCTGGCCGGCCCGTCGAGTTGTGGGTGGTGCCGCCGCACTGGCTGGTGGAGACGCCTTCGCGCTCGTCGCCCTTCTTCCGCTTCAGCTTCGGTGCGTGGCAGCGCACGTTGCCGACGGAAGACGTCGTGTGGCTGCGCCACCCGGACCTCGAGCAGCCCTATGGGCGCGGCGTGGGTACGGGCGAGACGCTGGCGGATGAAATCGACATCGACGAATTCGCCACGAAGCATCTGAAGAACTGGTTCTTCAACCGCGCGTTGCCGGACGTGTTCCTCTATGTCGAGGGCGTGAAGTCGGAGTCCGAAGCGCAGCGGTACGAGGAGAAGTTGCGCGCGAAGCACGGCGGCATTGCGAAGGGGGGGCAAGTCCACGTCACCAACGGAAGGGTGGACATCAAACAGGTGGGCCACACCTTCCGCGAAATGCTGCTTCCGGAGTTGCGAGACCAGTCGCGCGACACGGTGCTGCAAATTTTCTCGGTGCCGCCCGAGGTGATGGGCATCATCGAAAACTCGAATCGCGCCACCATCAACGCCAGCTTCTACCTCTTCGCGCGCGGCGTCCTCGTCCCGCGCCTCGCTTTCATGTGTGACGGGCTGACGAGTTGGGTGAGGCAGGAGTGGGGCGACGACGCGCTGACTCTTGGCTTCGACAACCCGGTACCGGACGACGAGGAATTCCGGCTGCGTGTCATGCAGGCGCAGCCGGCCCTCTTCACGAAGAATGAGTGGCGGGCAATGGCCGGCGCTCGCCCCATCGAAGGATGGGACGAGGAATTCCCATCGGCGCCTCCCTTCGCGCTGCAGCCAAGTCCAGCACCGCAGCCCGAGGCGTCGAAGCCGAAGCCGCCCCCGGACGACGACGAGGAGGATGACGTGGTGCCAGAGGAGGATGGTGCGCTGGACAAGGCGCAGCGCGGGAAGTTGCTTCGGCGCTCCGTCACCCCGGAGGATGTCCGCCGAGTCGCCGACGCCCTGAAGCCTGAGCGCCTGCTTCGTGACGTCACTCCAGAGTTGACGCTGGGCATCCAGGCGTGGGGTGCGCGCGTGCTGAGGGAGTTGGGCAGCGCAGTGTCCTTCGACATGCGCAACCCACTCATCGCCGACTACCTGGACGCGTGGAAGGAGCAGCGGGTGGTGGGCATCACCGACACGACGCGTGCGGAGGTAACGGAGGTGCTGATGCAGGCGGTAAGGGAGGGCGTCGGCATCGATGAGATGACGCGCCGCCTGCGGGGCTACTTCGAGGACGCAGCCAGCTACCGGGCGGAGCGCATCGCGCGCACCGAAGTCGTCAGCAGTTCGAATGCGGCCAACCTCGCGGCCTACCAGCTGAGTGGACTCGTCGACGCGAAGGAGTGGTTGGCGGTGCAGGACGCGCAGACGCGCGAGACGCACAAAGCCATGGACGGGCAGCGGCGGGGCATCAACGAGGAATTCGTCTCGCCGTCTGGCGCGAGGACGCAGGGGCCCGGACTCTTTGGAATTGCCGAGGAGGACATCAACTGCCGGTGTACGGTGCGGCCCGTCCTCAACGACGCTGCCTCTCCACAGGGCGAAGCGCGCGCGGCCGAGTGGCGCGCCTACGTCCAGAGTCTCGAGGGCTGGGAGAAGTCCGTCACCGAGGCGGCCGCCAGGACGTTCGGTGGCTGGCTGGGCGACGCCATCTCGGCGCTTCTTGTCTCCGGGTGACGTGCCTGTTGTTGTGCCGCCCGCTTCGGCGTACGGTGACGACATGAGTCGACGACGTCCAGAGGTGTTGAGTGCCCCACAGTGGCGCAGTGCTGTGAGGCAGAATCGCGTGGCCGGCCTTTCGCGCCTCTCCATTCTCGAGCGTGCGCAGGATGGGTCTGTTTCCTTCGTCGTGTCGACGTCGGCGCCCGACAGGTACGGGGACATCGTCGAGCAGTCTGGCTGGGACACGTCGGCCTACGAGAAAAACCCAGTCCTCCTCTGGGCGCACAGCTACACGACGCCGCCGGTGGGCAAGGTGGGCCGTCTCGACAAGACGGGCAACCTCACGGCGCGCGACGTCACCTTCACGAGTCCGGAGCAGCACCCCTTCGGCGCGCAGGTGGGTGAAATGGTGCGGGCCGGCTTTCTCAACGCGGTGTCCGTGGGCTTTCTGCCGCTCGAGTGGGAGGAAGTCCGGTCGCCCGAAGGCACCCTTACAGGGTACCGCTTCGTGCGCCAGGAGTTGCTGGAGGTGTCCATAGTGCCAGTGCCGGCCAATCCGCAGGCCCTCATCGAGGGGCGGGGTTTTGCGAAGGCTCTCGCCGCCTGGGCGGATGGGCTACCGCAGGACGCGCCGGCCATCGCGCGCGAGTACCGCGACACCCTCGCGGCCTGGCTGAAGAGTGCGGAGGAGGCGCAACAAAGGCGCGAGGAGTTGGCAGACGAGTCGGCCTTTGCGGAAATGCTGGCCATCCTGCGCAGCATCGACGGAAGGCTGGAGGCTGTTGAGAGGGCGCTTGGTGCCTTGCCTCTTGTGCGACAGCCCGTTGCAGGCGATGCTGCGCCGAAAACAGTGGCAGAGGCGCTGCGGCGTCTCCTCTCAGGCCGATGACAGCAGACGACACCACACGAGGTAGCAACATGGACAACACCACGAAGCACACCAATAGTGAGTCCGAGGCCGGCGCTGGCGGAGGCGCTACGAATGTCACTCCCTCGGCAAGCGAGGAAAGCCGGGCAGCCGCCCTCATCGCCGAGGCTGTGGCCAGGGCGATGGAGCCGTTCCGGCGCAAGGTGGAGGAGACGCTGGCGTCGCTGAAGACGGCGCGCGCCACCAACAACACGGCTGGGATGCCGGGCGTCGACACGCAGTCGACTGGGCCTGTCACCAGTGGGCAGCGGCAGGTGAAGGCGCCCGAGGGCATCTCGGCCGCGCGCATCATCAAAGCGCAGATGCTGGCCAAGCTGCGCGGCAGCCGGGATGCGGTGCGCATCCTGAAGGGCTGGGGCTACGAGGCCGAGGCGGCGGCGTTGCGCGACGCGGAGCAGAAGGCGCTGTCGCAGAACGTGTTTGCCGACGGCGGAGCGCTTGTCCCAACGGAGTACAGCAGCGAAATCATCTCTCTGCTCCGCAACAAGGTGGCCGTCCGGCAGCTCGGGGCGCGCACCGTGCCGATGGGCGCGTCCCTTGAAATCCCGGCGCAGCTGAGCGCGGCCAACGCTTACTACGTGGGCGAGAATGTGGCGGTGACTCCCTCGCAGCCGTCGCTTGGTGCCATCCGCCTCACCGAGAAGAAGCTGATGGGGCTCGTCCCCGTCAGCAACGACCTCATCGCCAACGCCAGCATCGACGCGGAGATGTTCGTCCGCGATGACTTGGTGCAGGTGCTGCGGCTGAAGGAGGACTACCAGGCGCTGTTCGGCGTCGGCGGCGAAAACTCGCCGCGTGGCATCGTCTCACTGACGAAGCCGAGCAACATCTACAACACCACCGCCGTCCAGCAGAATGCACCGACGTTGGCCGAGGTGAAGGCGGAACTCGCGAAGGCGAAGCGCAGGCTGAAGTCGGAGAACATCCCGATGGAGTCGCTCGGGTGGATTATGTCCCCTCGCACCGAGGCGTACCTCTACAGCATCACCGACGGCAACGGGAACAGCGTCTTCCAGGCGTCGCTTGACGCGGGGATGCTGCACGGCGCTCCCGTCGTCGTCACCAACCAGATTCCCGAGAATCTGGGCTGGAGCATCGACGGCAGCACGGACGTGTCGCGCATCTTCTTCGGCGACTTCGCGCAGTTCATCATCGGCGAGAGTGCCGCACTGTCCGTGGAGGTGTTCCCCAACGCCACCTATGACGCGACTGGTAGCGGCAACATTGTCAGCGGCATCAGCAGCGACCAGTCCGTCATCCGCGCAAAGGCGAAGCACGACTTCGCGGTGCGCTACCCCGGCGCTTTCGTCGTCATCTCCACCCGCTGGGGCGCGTAAGCCGACACACAAGAAAGGAACCTGAGCCATGAGTTTCACTCTTCGCGACCCTCTTTCGACCACCAAGACGTTTGGCGTCTCCGCGCAGTCCGGGACGGCGGGCGGCGCCGGCGACAACGTCGAGTTGACGTCCCCCGTCATCGACCTCCGCCCGCGTGGTCAGTCTGGCTTCGACGCGGCGCAGCTCGTCATCGGCTACACCACCACCGTCGCGGCAACGAAGGCGCTCAACGCCACCGTGAAGGTGGCGGAGTCGGATGACGGCGTGTCCTTCGGCGCCGACCAGGTGCTGGCCAATAACGTCACGCTTGAGAGCGGCCCCGTGACGAACAAGGTGGGCACCTACCGGCTCGACCTTGGCGTCCATGCGCGGAAGCGGTACATCCGTCTGAAGCTGACGCTCGACCTCACCAACACCGCCAGCGACACCTTCGTCTACGGCGCCGTGGTGGTGGCGCAGTCGCCTGACAGAATGCCAGTCGCGTAGTCCCTCCGCCAGGCACGCGTCACACGCTCCTCGTCTCCTTGCATGGAGGCGAGGGGCGTGGTTTTTTTGGGGCATGGACATCAGCGTGCCGGGAGATGCAGAGCAGCGAGAGGCGGTTGTCGTCCTGAAGAGCTTCCGTGCGTCGAATGGGCAGGAGTTCATGCCAGGCTGGACGTGCGGCTTCGCGCCTGCGGTGGTGGAGGAGTTGGTGAGGCTTGGGCTTGTCCGACGCCTCGCGGAGGCGGCGCCGGCGACGCCGGCGGCGGAAGCGCCGCGGAAGAAGAAGGGCTGACCCTTCCTGGCTGATGCGGGCCGGCCACTCCGCTGAGTAGGGTGCGTCCATGGCACTGACGGACACCAACGCACTCGCCACTCTCGCCGCCCTCAAGGATGACCTGGGCATTTCCACGTCGGCCCATGACGCCGCCCTCGAGCGCCGCATTCTTCACGCCTCGGCCCTCGTCGAGGCCTACTGCGGCAGGCGCTTTCGGAGAGAGCAGCGCACGGAGAAGTTGCCAGGCTACGGCACCACCCGCCTCCTACCGTCGGTGACGCCCATCATCAGTGTGGTGTACATCCTCTCTGAGGACGGAAGCGTGGTGGACTCCAACAGCTACTCCCTCGAGTACGACGAGAGGGGCGAGGCCTGGGCCATCTACTCCGAGTCGGGCTGGCAGTGGACGGCGGCTGGACTGCAGGGCAGCGCGGCGCAGCCCATCCCTCTCGTCGGCAGCGAGCGCCGCGCCTTCACCGTCACCTACTTGGGCGGGTACGTCTTGCCAAACGACAGCAACCAGACGCCCGTGCCGAAGTTGCCGGCCCTCATCTCCGAGGCAACGCTGCTGCTGGCAGCGACGCTGTGGCACAAGCGGGGCAGGGACGCGACGGTGGCGGCCGAGACAGTTGGTGACGCGTCGGTACAGTTCGCCGTTCCATCGTCTCCAGCAGAGCAGCTCGGCATTCCTGCGGACATCGCGGCGATGTTGTCGGCCTACAGGAGGGCGGTGTGAGTAGCCTCGTCATCGGCCCACGCCTCACGGAAACCATCTCCGTCCGCAAGGTGTCCGGCCACAGCGCAGGAGGCGACCCAAGTCGCGCGCCGGCGGTGACGATGAGGGCGCGCATCCAGCGCACGGCCGGGACTGGCAGCCCGCCCACCCAGGGGCTCGACGACACCGAAGGACACCTCGTCTTCACGGACACTGAGTTGGAGGTGGGCGACCTCGTCTTCTTCCCCGAGGACGACGCGGCAGACATCAACACCGGGCACCGCGTGAGACAGGTGGTGCGCCACGTCGCCCTCGACGGGACGACGACGCACTGGACGGCGAAGCTGTGACTCTGCAACTGAAGGGCGACGAGAGAGTGAGGGCGGAACTCCGCCACCTCGCCAAGCTGTGGCCTGCCGGCATGGGCGCGGCCGTGTACCGCCTCGGCGTCGCCATCCTCTCAGACGCCCTGCCGCGCACGCCCGTCGAATTCGGCGTGCTGAGGACTTCGGGCTACGTGTCCCCTCCGTCGGGAGAGGGCGCGCGCGCCACCGTGGAGGTTGGCTTCGGCACCGTGTACGCGGTGCCGCAGCACGAGAGGACGGACTACCACCACCCTCGAGGCGGTGGGCCGAAGTACCTGGCGCGCGCCATCGAGGCCGTGGCTCCTCGTGCGCTGCCGCTGCTGGCAAAGTGGGTGAGGGAGTTCCGCGGCGGCTGGGGGCAGGTAGCCGGCATCCCCACGCGCCCCACCGTCGGCAACTCGACGCCGAAGAAGGCGCCGCAGCGCCGACGCCTCGCGCGGGCTGCGCGCAACGTGCGGCGACGGACGGGGAGGTGATAGGGTGGCCGCATGGCACTCCTCCCTGCAGCTCCTCCGCCAGCATCTCCGACGATGCCTGGCCTCATCTCCCTGGCCGCGCAGTCCTTCGCTGG